GACGCGGGCGAAGGAGATTCCCGGCCAGCAAAACGCCTTCCGCCGGTTGTACCTGTGCCAGTGGACCGAGCAGGCCGACCGCTGGATCGATATGGCGACCTGGGACGCGAACGCCGAGCCGCCACGGCACGAGGAAGGCGCGCGGGCGTTCGGCGGGCTCGACCTCGCCAGCACGACGGACATCACGGCGTTCGTGCTTACCTTTCCGGACGGCGAGGGCGGCTACGACATCGAGCCGCACTTCTGGATACCCGAGGACACGATCCGGCAGCGGAGCATGACATCGGGCGTGCCGTATGACGTGTGGGCGCGCGAAGGGCTGATTCACACGACGCCGGGCAACGTGACGGATTACGACGCCATCAGGGCGTTCATCGGCGAACTGGCGCGCAAGTATCGCATCGAAGAGATCGCGTACGACCGCTGGAACGCCTCGCAGCTTGTCACGCAACTGACGGAGGACGGCGCGACCCTCGTTGACATGGGGCAGGGCTTTGCGTCGATGTCCGCACCGTCGAAGGAAGTAGAGAAGCTGATCCTCGGCCGCATGCTGCGCCACGGCGGCCATCCGGTGCTGCGCTGGATGATGTCCAACGTCGCGATCGTGCAAGATGCGGCGGGCAACATCAAGCCGGCGAAGGACAAGAGCGCGGAGAAGATCGACGGCGTGGTAGCGCTGATCATGGCGATCGCGCGGGCCGTGGTGAGTATCGATGGCGGCCCGAGCATCTACGAGACGGAGGGAATCGAGGCTTGGTGAAGAAGCTCCTGTCGGCGGTGGATGTGCTCGACGTGCTGGGCATGGCGGGCCTGGTCAGTCTTGGCGCGGGGTTATGGATCGTCGCAATGCCGCTCGCGTTGATCGTGGTTGGTGCTATTCTCACGGCGGTATACCTGTGGCCGGCATTGCTGGCCGCATGGCGCGAAGGGGGGCAGAGGGAATGACGATCCTCGTGCGGTCGATGTCGCGGGCGATGTCCGCGGCATGGGCGCCGCCGGGGCCACTCGATGATTGGTCGCAGTGGCAGTCGGCGCCGGGGACAGTCTGGCTCTCACAGGCTGGAATCGCGGTGACGCCGGCGACGGCGCTGACAGTCTCGACGGTGTGGGGCTGTACGCGCGTCATCGGCGAGACGATGGCAAGCATCCCGCTCGTGCTCTACGAGCGGCGGAACGACGACACGAAGCGGCGGGCGACGGAGCAGCCGCTTTATCGCATCCTGCACGACGACCCGAACCTGCATCAGACGAGCATGTCGTGGCGCGAAATGCTCACCGGGCACACGTGCCTGCGCGGCAACGGGCTGTCTCAGATCATCAGCGAGCGCGGCCAGATCGTCGAGCTGGTGCCGCTGCATCCGGATCGGGTCAAGCTCGACATCACCGAGAGCGGCACGCTGCGCTACATCGTCCGCGGCGACGACGGGCGCGACAAGCCGCCGCTGCTCGAGGATGAGGTCTTTCACCTGCGCGGGCCGTCCGATAACGGCCTCGTGGGCATGTCGGTGGTGGGCGTGGCGCGCGACTCGATCGGCCTTGCGCAAGCGGCCGAGTCGCACGGCAACCGGACGTTTCGCAACGGCGCGTCGCTGTCGGGCGTGCTGCAGCACCCGGGCAGGTTGTCGCCGGAAGCTGCCAAGCGCATCCGCGAATCGTGGGATGAGACCTACAGCGGCAGTCGGTCGGCATGTCGAGCAAGGATGCCGAGTGGCTGGCGTTGCGGCAGTTCCAGGTCGAAGAAGCCGCGCGCTGGTTCCGTATGCCGTTGCACATGATCGGCCACACGGAGAAGCAAACGACGTGGGGCACGGGCATCGAGCAGATGACGATCGGCTTCGTGATCTACACGATGCTTCCGTGGGCGCGGCGGTGGGAACAGCAGATCTCGAAGAGCCTGATCGGCGACGCGCGCTTCTTCGCCGAGTTCCTGTTCGACGGATTGCTCAGGGGCGACATCAAGACGCGGTACGAGGCATACGCGCTCGCGGTGCAGTGGGGCTGGATGACGCGCAACGAAGTGCGGCGGCTGGAGAACCTCGACCCGCTGCCCGAGCTTGACGACCCGATGACGCCGGTCAATATGTCCGTGGGCGGCCAGCCGCCGGCGGCAGGGCTCAAGGCGCTGATGTCGGGCGAGGATGTGGCGGTGGTGCCGGATACGCCCGAGTCGCAGGGGTTGCTCGAAGTGCTGTCGCGCGAAGCGGCGGCGCGGCTCGTGCGCAAGGAGATCACGGCGGTGTCGAAGAACGCGCGCAAGTACGCCGACGACCCGGACGGCTGGGGGCGGTGGCTGACGTCGTTCTACGACGGGCACGCGACGGAGGTATCGGCGACGCTGCACATCCCGGCGCGAGCTGCGCGTTCGTACGCGCGCGAGCAGCAGGCGGCGATCGAGCGCGATGGGGTCGGCGTGGTGGAGCGGTGGGAGACGTGGCGCGCCGATCACCTTGTAGGACTGATGACGGCATGACGAAGTACATCTTCTTCGGCAAGGACAAGAACGGCGCGATGGTGCAGGTGTTCGAATGCGTGTCGCCGGACGTGCCGACGGCAGAGCAGGTGAACACGATCTATCGCGAGATGGTGCGGCAGGTGGGGCTCGGCGTGCCGCGGCCGTCGCATTACGCGGCGCTGGAACTGGTGGAGATCGAGCAGACGGAGCAGGTGAGCGCGGAACCGATGCTCATTCACGGTACGGAGGTGCACTGATGTCGATCTGGCATCGCTGGTGCGTCGGACAGCCGGTGCGGGTGCGGCGTGGGCCGTTCGAAAATCGCGTCGGCGTGTTGCAGGACGCATCTGGCGAGACGGATGGGCGCATCGATAAGGCGAGGGTGCTACAGGTCGCGTTCGCGATTGGCGAGCGGGCCGTCGTTGTCTGGTTGGCTGAGGACGACTGCGAGGTTGTGCTCGGGGAGGAAGCATGAAGATCGAACTGATGCGGGAGATCGTGGCGCAGCCGTGGGCGATCGAGCCGTCGGCATTGCAGGCGATCTACATGGCGGCGCGGAGCGACGAACCGACGCTCGATGCGGCGATGCTGCGCGGGCGCAAGCCGGTGTCGGGCGGCGCGGTGGCGGTGATCCCGATCCGCGGCGTGATCCGCCAGCGCCGTAGCGCGTTCGAGGACATGTTCGGCATGTCGTTCGGCACGACGACCGAGGACCTGATGCAGGCCTGCCAGCAGGCGATGGCCGATGAGTCGGTCAAGGCCGTCGTGTTTGACATCGACTCGCCCGGCGGAACCACGGCGGGCGTGGCTGAACTGGCCGACGCGATGTTCAAGATGCGTGGCCAGAAGCCGATGGTGGCCGTGGCGAACGCGATGTGCGCGAGCGCGGCGTATCACCTCGCCAGCCAGTGCGACGAGATCGTAGGCACCCCGTCGTCGCTGACGGGATCGATCGGCGTGTTCGCCGTGCACGAGGACATGAGCCGCATGATCGACGCGATGGGCGTCACGGTGACGATGATCGCGGCGGGCAAGTACAAGACCGAGACCAACCCGTTCGAGCCGCTCTCGGAGGACGCGAAGGCGGCGATCCAGCGCATGGTCGATGAGCATTACAGCCTGTTCGTCGGCGCGGTGGCTCGGGGCCGGGGCGTGACGGCCGCCGAGGTGCGTGCGGGCTTCGGGCAGGGCCGTGCGTTGTCGGCGAAGGACGCGAAGGCGGCGGGGCTGATCGACCGCATCGGCACGCTGCGCGAGACGGTGCAGCGGATGGGCGGGACGATGCCAGCCGACGACATGATGCACAGCGAGGCAGATCCGCCCGAGATCGAGGCCGAAGCGCCGGTGATCGACGGCGACGCGGCTGCCGAAGTCACACCGGATGCCGCGCCGCTCGACGAACGGGCGCGGCGGCGGTTCCAACTGGCGCAACGCTCTTGACAGGTCTGCGGGAGGGGTTGTAACGTAGCCGAGACCTAGTGGCCGCAAGCGCGAAGGCTCCGTCGAGACCGGAGCGAGTGCGGCGACACAGTAGAGGCGACTCCGTCGAGTTCGCGCTCTCTGTAGCCAGAGACAGATTCTGGCGCAGGAGTTCGCGGACTCGATTTTCTTTCGCCTACTCCGATGCGCCAGCAAGCAACGGAGCAGGCGAATGCGTTATCAGGCACTACTCGCGAAGCGGGCTGAGCTTGTCGCCGAGGGCAAGACCCTCGAAGAGAAGGAAACACTCACCCCGGAAGAGCAGGAGCGATTCTCGGCGATCCTCGCCGACCTCGACGCGCTCAAGCCGCAGATCGAACAGGCGGAGCGGTTCCGCGACTTCGAGCGCTCGGCACCGGCAGCGCGGGTCATCCAAGAGGCCGAGGCCGACCCGATCGACCCGGACAAGCTGCCAGCGCCGTTCAAGCGGCTGGGCGACCAACTGGCCGCCGCGGCTGTAGCGGCAAAGAACCCGCACGCCACGCCACAGGGGCTGATTGACCTTCAGGCGGCCGCGCTCGGCCTCCAGGAAGGCGTCGCGTCCGACGGTGGCTACCTCGTGCAGACGGACTTCACCAACGAACTGTTGGAGGAGGTTCACAACACCGGCGTCCTGCTCGGGCGCACGGACCGCCGGCCGATCTCGGCCAACGCGAACGGCATGCGCCTCAACGCAGTCGACGAGACGAGCCGCGTAGACGGCTCGCGCCGCGGCGGAGTACAGGCGTACTGGACCGCTGAGGCCGGTTCGCTCACCTCGTCCAAGCCGAAGTTCCGTCAGATGGAACTCACCCTGCAGAAGCTCACCGGTCTGTACTACGCGACCGACGAGGAACTGCGGGACACGACGAACCTCGCGGCGAACGTGACGCGCTGGTTCGGCGAGGAGTTCGGCTTCAAGATCGACGACGCGCTCCTGCGCGGCGGTGGTGGTGGTATGCCGCTGGGCGTCATCGGCCACGCCGGGACGGTCTCGATCACGAAGGAAACCGGCCAGGCTGCCGCGACGATCCTCAAGCAGAACATCGAGAAGATGTACGCCCGCATGCCGGCACGCTCGGTGCCGAAGGCGGAGTGGTTCATCAACCAGGACTGTTGGCCGCAGCTCTTCGAGCTTTCGGTCGCGGTCGGTGTCGGCGGCGTGCCGCTGTTCATCCCGTCCAACTCGCTCGCGAACGCGCCCTTCGGCACGTTGCTCGGCCGGCCGATCGTGCCGCTTGAGCAGTGCGACACGCTGGGTACGGTGGGCGACATCATCTTCGCCGACTGGAACGAGTACATCACGATCGAAAAGGGCGGCATCGAAGCGGCCAGTTCGATCCATGTGCAGTTCCTCACCGACGAAACGGCGTTCCGCTTCATCCTGCGCCTCGACGGCCAGCCGAAGCGCAACGCGACGATGACCCCGTTCAAGGGTTCGGCCAACCAGTCGCCGTTCGTGACGCTGGCCACGCGGAGTTGATATTGCTCCTGAAGGAGGACCAATCATGACGATGATGCTTGAACGCCTGAAGTTCGCGAAGGGGCTCGACCCGGTAGCGGACGCGTTCGACAACGCGGCGGCGCCGGCCAGCGATGTCTATTCGCTGCGCGGGCACGGCCGGATTCTGTTCGTGGTCTACATCGGCGTCGGTGCCACGGGCACGCAGACGTGGACGGTGGAGGCGTGCGACAACGTGACGCCGTCGAACACGACGACGATCCCGTTCTGGTATCGCGAGATCCTTACCGGCGACACGGACGGGGCGATCACCCGCGCGGCGGCGGCGGGATTCACCACGACCGCGGGGTCGAGCAAGATCGTGCTGATCGAGGCGGAGGCGAAGGACGTCGCCGCGGCGTCGGTCAACAGCACCTATGGCAACCACTTCGTGCGGCTGAAGCAGTCCGCGGAGCCGGTCAACTCGCCGTGCCTCGGTGGCATCCTGGCCATTCTCGGCGGCGGCCCGAACCGTTACGCGAAGAGCGTCAACGCGACCGTGATCGCGTAGGAGGGGAGAAATGGACTTCATCGCTGGCAAGGCTCAGCGGCAACTTCTCCTCGGCCTGCAGGTCGCGCGCGCGGCGGCGGCGATGCCCGCGAACGGCGTCTCCACGCCGTACTTCACGGTTGCTGGCGGGCGGGTGATTATCACCAGCTTCGTCGGCGTCGTGACGACCGTCTTCGAGGCCAACGCGACGACGTTGCTGTTCAGCGCCGTCCCGACGGTAGGGACCGCGACCAACATGTGCGCGGCCAGCGCATCGCTGGCAAGCAAGGAAGTCGGCGGGCTGTTCTCGATCGATGGCACGGCCATCACGACGGCGTTGCAGTCAACGAACGCCGGCAACGTCGGGTTGATGACCAAGTGGATCGTTGTTGCCGCCGGTACGATCAACGCTCTGACAGCCGTGGCCGAAAACACCGGCGCGGCGAGCTGGAAGCTGACATACATCCCGCTCGACGACGGCGCGAGCGTGGTGGCGGCGTAGGAGAGACGATATGAGCGACCTTACGGCCATCGCGAAGGCGGGACGCCTCTACATGGGCCAGACGGCAGTCACCGGCGTCGCGCCGGGCACGGCCATCGGCACCACGGCGGCGTTCGCCCTCTACAACCCGCTGAGCTCGGGCAAGAACCTGATCGTGCACAAGGCGAGCCTTGCGTACGTGTCGGGCACGCTCGGCATCGGCCAGGTGGACTGGGTAGGCCACCTGACTTCATCGCAGGCGGCATTCACCGGCACGGCGATTCCGGTCGTCAACGGCAAGGTTGGAGCGCCCGCGGGCGTCGGTAAGCCCTTCACGACGGCCACGGTGCCGGCGTCGGGTACGCCGTTCCGTCCGGCCTTCAACCTGCCCCCGATCCTCGCCACGTCGGTGGTGGTGCCGTGGATCATTCGCGACGAGGTCGATGGCGCGATCGTGATCGAGCCGGGCATCGGCGTGTCGCTCCAGGCGACCGCTGGCGCGGGCACGTCACCGCTCGTGATCTTCGGCTGCGTGTGGGAAGAGCAGGACATCGACTAACAGCGGGTAGGGCGCGGGCGGCGGATGGGGAAGCCGCCCACGCCCACCAACTCACGGAGGGAACAGGGCAGGATGTCGCTTTCGCTCGTGACCGCACCCGCGACGGAGCCGGTGAGCCGGACCGAAGCAAAACTTCATCTTCGCGTCACCACGACCGATGATGACACGCTGATCGACAACCTGATCACCGCCGCGCGGTCGGCGGCGGAACAGTACACGCAGCGCGCGTTCATCACGCAGACGTGGGACGCGAAGTTCGACCAGTTCCCCGACGACGTCATCATCCTGCCGAAGCCGCCCGCCGTGTCGATCACAAGCGTCAAGTACATCGACACGAACGGCACGCAGCAGACGTGGGCGTCGTCCAACTACCGCACCTCAATCCCGACGGGCCTGCATGCGGAACCGGCGCGCATCGAACGCGCATGGGGCGTGGCGTGGCCGAGCATCCGCGAGGTGGTGGATGCGGTGGAGGTGCGGTTTGTCGCCGGCTACGGCGCGGCGTCGGCGGTGCCAATGGAACTCAAGCAGGCGATGCTCCTGCTGATCGGCCACTGGTACGCGAACCGCGAGTCCGTCGTCACCGGCACGATCACAGTTCAGGTGCCGCAAACGGTGCAATGGATTCTCGATCCGTACTACGCGGGGAGGTTCCAGTGAGGGCGGGGAAGCTGGACCGGCGGATCACGATTGAATCAGCGACAGAGACGCAGGACACGTTCGGCGAGTTTGTGCCGGTGTGGGCGACGTTCGCGACGGAGTGGGCGGAGTTCGAGCCGCAGGCGCAGCGCGAAACGACAGACGAAGCGATCGTCGCCGAGGCGCGCGCGGTGTTCCGGGTGCGTTACCGGTCAGACATCACCACGAAGATGCGCATCGTGCACGACGACGGGCTGACGTACGCCATCGAAGGCATCGCGCAGATCGGCCGCCGCGAGGGGCTGGCGCTGTCTGCGCGCGTGATGAGCGGGGCGTAATGGCAAGGCTGATGCAGGTCAAGGTCAAGGGCACGAAGCGGCTGGCGCTGAAGCTCGACGGCATCGCCGCGGGGCTGCGCACGGACATCCTCCGGCGCGCCGCGCAGGTTGCGGCGATCGGGCTTGAGGGCGAAGTGAAGGCGCGCATCCCGCGCGACACCGGCGCGCTGGCCAAGACGGTGCGGCGCGAGCTGATCTCGTCCGACGCCAGCGGCGCCGTGGTGGCGGTGAAGGCGGGCGGGCAGGGCGCGCACAAGAACCGGCCCGTGGCGTTTTGGGTCGAGTACGGGTCGAGCCACGCGCCGGCGCAGCCGTTCATGCGGCCTGCGTTGCGACATGGGCGGCTGGCGGCGATCCGCACCATCGGC